ATCACAAATCTGACAATAGCCAAGAGATTTATCATTGGCATCGTCTGGCTGGAAAGACCCCTGATCAAATTAAAGAGAATGGTTTTGAGTGGTTACTTCCTATGTGGGATCATCTCATGTATAAATACAATTTCAAGGAAAAATATGGCGTAGATAGGTTTCGTAGAATTTACTTTAATGCTCATACATATGGCATTGAACCTAGACCTCATTGCGATGATGGTGAATTTACTATGATATATTATCCGTTGCTGGATTGGAGAAAAGATTGGGGTGGTGGCACTGTCATATGGACAGACCATGACCAAGACAAAAAAGAACAACCAAAGAAAATAGAAAAACATATTGCATACACTGGAAACAGGTTGATGGTTTTCCCAGCAAAGAGATTGCATCAAGCAATGCCTATATCAAAAAACTGTTTCAAATTGAGAAGCTGTATCGTATTCAAATGTTTTACTGATGAGGTGGATGATGCAAGACTCGATCACTACAAAAGTTAAATATCTTATTGAAATGGGGTGTGGCGAAGTGCCTCATAGTGGTGGCACTTTGATGCAACACCTTGTAGGTGTTCACGATATTCTTGTTGCGAATGGTGCTCCAAGACATGTCTGTGATGCTGGGTTGTTTCATTCCATTTATGGAACAATGTCATTTCAACACAAAACTACTGAAGATCGTGAAAAGATAAGAGAGTTGATTGGGTCCAAAGCAGAACGATTGGTGTATGAGTTTTCTACTATAGATCGGCCTCGTACATATCATATTGGTGAGTTGGCAGACAGTAAATTACGAGAAGAGTTGACTCTTCTTAATGGTGCAAACCAAATGGAAATGAACCGCCGTCCAGCTGAAGAAATGGAACTGGAAGAAGCTTATGATGGATTGTGGAATTATAATAGTGGAAGGCGTGCTTAATGTATGAGTTGAAAGACTATCTGAACGCAATCAACCAAACAAAAGAACCTTTGATGGATAGTGAGGATGAAACGTGGGAGAAGAAATACCCGCCTTTCGTTGTCAATAAATGTCTCATGCCATTTCAAGACACTGTATTGTTTGTCAATGAGCTCAATCAACTACCACATCTAGACAAGAAGTTACAGTTCGACTTTTTCCTAAATAGTCTTAGACCAAGGAAACGTTTTAGTCCTTGGGCGAAGGCGAAGAAATTAGATGATCTAGAATATGTTAAAGAGTATTATGGGTATAATAATGAAAAGGCGAAAGCCGCTCTTGATGTGCTAGATGATGAACAGATTTCTGCCATAAAACGAAGAACAAATAAAGGTGGAAGAAATGGAAGAAGTTAGTTGGAAACAGGGCGATATGTTAGAGATAACTCTAAAGCAGCCCGATGACTTTTTAAAAGTCAGAGAGACATTATCTCGAATTGGAGTAGCCTCAAGAAAAGAAAAGAAACTGTATCAATCCTGCCATATTTTACATAAGCAGGGTAAGTATTTTATTGTTCATTTTAAGGAGTTGTTTGCTCTGGATGGAAAAAATACAAACCTATCTGAAAATGATATTGCAAGACGAAATACAATTGTAAATCTTCTCAATGATTGGGGATTGGTTAATGTTGTAGGCGAAGCTGAACCATCTGCGCCCTTGAGTCAAATCAAGGTAATTTCCTTCAAGGAAAAAAGTGAATGGTTGTTAGAGACAAAATACAATATTGGTAAAAAACGGGAAGCCTAGTTTGCAAAAGTTCAAGTCCTTTATAACTGAAGAAGTTGTACACGATAAGATAACAGTTCTTATCTTGACTAATTCAAAAGCAAAGAAACCAGAAATTGTTACTGGTATGCTACTAAAGGCGTGTGCAGATTTAGGTTTGACTTGTCATACGGTGGTGACAACTGAAGCTTGGGTATCAGATAATGATATTGAAAAGGGCACGGTTGCCATCAAAAACCATAATGGTGATGAGAAAGATATTGAGGTTGAAACCGCATCAACTGTAGTGTTTGTGCGGGCTGGTGTTCTGCAAGATGAGATTGGTCTTGCGTTACTAGGCACACTGCAAAATGCTGGTTGCATGATGATCAATGATCGTGATGGCATGGCAACATGTGATAACAAAATGTCAGCTTACACAGCGTTTGAACGAAACAATATCAACACTCCCCGTACTTCTTTGGTCAACAATGAAAAGAGTATCATTGACGCACATGACCGTATTGGTGGAAAATTTCCTGTCATTATCAAAACTTTGACAGGGACACAGGGCATTGGTGTTTCTAAGGTTGAGAGTATGGAATCAATGATGAGTGTTATTCAGTCATTGTGGAAATTCAATGCGCCCCTTATCATTCAAGAATTTTTAAAAATAGAGTTTGACGTTAGGACTATCGTTCTTAATGGTCGTATCGTTGCCTCAACTAAAAGAATTAAACCAGAAAAAGATTTTCGATCCAATCGTCACATGGGCGCAAAGACAGAACCTTATGTCTTGAGTAAAGAAGAGAAGGCAGAAGTTCTTGCAGCTGCTCGAGCAACGGGTGCATATATGGTAGGCGTTGATCATGCGATTGTGAATAATGAAATTTATGTCTTAGAGTGTAACGGTTCGCCTGGCATGGGCTCGAACTTCCAAAACTATGATATGACTACGGTTCCACAAGAACCTACAAAAGAAAAAGATATAGTCAAACTGATGGTTGAGTATCTACAAAATCCTGTTCATAGAAGATATGCTTTCAATCAAGAAGCAGGGTATCATGAAACTGTAGAGATTGTCGATTATGGTTTGGTCAGAGCTAAATTCGACACTGGAAACGGAACCAATGCGTCAATGTTTGTAGTGGATAAATTAGATATTGATGGTAAAAAAGTGAAGTGGGAAAAGAACGGCAAGAAATTTGTTAGTAAATTGATCGGAATGTCTAAACCAGAACATGTTGTAAAAATAGATGAACGTCCTATCATATCTGCCAAGATATCTTTCAACAATATGGTATATGATAACGTGCCTCTTGGACTTACAACTAAAGATGCTCGATCAACCTTGCTTATCAATCGTGATACTCTGTCACGATTCAAGGTATCTGTCAATCCTCATAGAAAATTTGTGTTGTCAAATTGGAAAGAGAGAGAGGACAATAATGATGCTACAGCTAAAATAGACCCCCCAAAATCAAAAATAGACCTTGACAAATAACTATAAAGGTGTTATAGTCTAACAATGGACTTTTACACAAACGTACTTCAATGGGGCAATCAACTTTTCGTTAGAGGAGTTGAGAACGGCCAACGTATCAAGAAAAAGGTTCGGTATGAACCGACTCTTTTCAATCTTGTTTCAGAACCAACTGGATATAAAACACTAGACGGTAAGCATGTCTTACCTAAGAAGTTCGACTCTATTTCAGAGGCAAAGGATTGGTACGACTCACACAAGAAACAAAATCTTGTGTTCGGCAATACTCAATACAATTATTGCTATATCGGCGATGAATATCCCGGCGATGTGCCTTGGGACAAAGACCAGATTTGTATCGTGACCATTGATATTGAGGTGGAGTGTGAGAACGGTTTTCCAAATCCAAAGGATGCGGCTGAACCTATGTTGTCGATCACTCTGAAGAACCACCAGAACAAAAAGATTATCGTCTGGGGTCTTCATGAGTTCCAAAACCATCGTGATGATGTGGACTATCGCCTGTGCCGGAATGAAGAAGAGTTGCTCTTCAAGTTCCTTGACACTTGGTCTTCGATAGAACCAGATGTTATCACTGGCTGGAACACAGAGTTCTTTGATATTCCTTATCTATGCAATCGTATTGCAAAGGTACTTGATGAAGATATGGTCAAGAAACTTTCTCCTTGGGGAAGAGTTCATGAACGTGAAGTTTATCAAATGGGACGTAAACACCAAGTCTATACAATTTACGGCGTGGCTGCACTTGACTTTTTTGATCTCTATCGTAAGTTCACATACACAAACCAAGAGCGTTATACCTTAGACCACATTGCATTTGTAGAACTAGGTGAACGTAAAGCAGGAAATCCATATGATACATTTAGTGAATGGTATCAGAAAGATTATCAGTCTTTTATTGAATACAACATCCAAGACGTTGAGATTGTGGACAAGCTTGAGGACAAGATGCGTCTTATTGAATTGTGCCTGACTATGGCATATGACGGTAAGGTGAATATGACTGATGTGCTTGGCCAAGTTCGATATTGGGATGTGGTGATTTACAACCATCTTCGCAAAAAGAAGATTGTGATACCACAGAAAACAGAACATGAGAAGAGTGAAAAGTTTGAAGGTGCCTATGTAAAAGACCCTCAAGTGGGTATGCACAACTGGGTCATGTCGTTTGACTTGAACTCACTGTATCCACACCTTATCATGCAGTATAACATCTCGCCAGAAACTTTGGTGAACGGTGGTGCTAAAATGGTTGAAGGTGTGGTAGATAAAATCCTTGCGGGTAAAGCAAAGAATAATACAGAATATTGCATGACTCCAAACGGTGCATTTTTCCGTAAAGATGTAAAAGGGTTTCTGCCAGAGTTAATGGAGAACATGTACAATG